AATCATTTTTCATATTTTCTCATTTTGCTTGGGGCAAATGTATATTATTTATTTCACATTACACAAGAGGAGAAAACAAAAAAGCGGAGAAAGTTCCCCGCCCATTTGTTTAACAAAACGAAAATAAAAAAAACCTTAGTTCATTTCTTCTTGGCTGTCTTGGCAGCGGCCTTGAACGCTGCTGCTGTTGGTGCGCCCTTCTCTCCGGGCTTCCTCATTTTCTCTCCGCTTCCGGCCTCAATACGTTTCCGTTTGGCATTAAGATTTGCATAAAGTCCTGCTGGCTTTTTCATTTCTTCTTCATGTTTTTAGGCATGGACTTCGCCATAGGCTTGGACATTCCGGCTTTGCTCATAGCAATAGCAACGGCTTGCTTCTGAGGTTTTCCGGCCTTCATTTCTGTTTTGATGTTGGCCGAGATGGTGGCCTTTCCTTTTCCTGATTTTAACATAGCCTTGTTGTTTATTGTTTGCGTAAATATAACTCTTAGTTGTTAATATTCGAACCCATAGTCATTACAGAATATTGGGGTTTGCTCACCAATGTACGCCCCTTCTACATTATAGTAGAAATACTCAATGGCCTCTTCCATTGTCATCTCCTCGTCCTTCACTAATATCTCAAGGCATATAGCGGTGCTGTAAATGAGCCGCCCAGACTTTTCCTCAAGGCCAATGACGGCCTCATCAAAGCCGTCAGCCTTCAGGAATGATTCATCAGGATTGTTTTCGAGGATGGTTTCGAGTATGTTCATTTTATTTGCAATGATACATTGTCTTTCAGGAACGCCCCTGGCACTTCCTCTCCGGCCTTCAGAGCGTTGCCAATGGCCGTCTTGCTTGCTTCCTTCTTAACGACAAAGAACGCATCAGGAAGCTCAGTTTCGTCCACGATTTCCACAGCCTGAGAACGCCTTGTGGACAGCTTCATTAAAGGCGTTTCCCATTGCTTCCCTCCTGTCTTGCTGTTCTCTTGCCCGTACAGCATAAGAGCGTTCAGAAGCGTTTCCTTCAGGCGAGCAACGGAGTTCTCCTTTGTCTTCTTGATGGCCTGAATGCGCTTGATTTCAGCGGAGGCCGTGTCGATTTCCGATTCCCATTTGAGAATCAGCTTTGCATACCCCTCGGCCTTGTGGCTGAAGCTCTCCCGATTGATGGCTAATTCCTCCATCATTTCGTCCGTAGCCTCACCCCCCGCCTCCTCAATATAGGAGGCAAGGGAGAGGAATTCCTGTGTGATTTCCCAGAGCGTAGCCATATTAGAAGGGTAAATCAAGGTCGTCAGAACTATCATTTAAGGACATCGGATGTGAAGGAGAGCTTGTCGCCATCATCATCATCTTCTTGTAATGCTCCTCGGAAAGCATGGCCTCCTGCTGTGCCTTTGTGTACTGCGGAGCAGCAGGCTTTGTGAGAGCCTTGTATTCATCAGAGCCTTTTATTTTCTCCTGAAGGAAATTAGGCATACTCTCGAATTTAGCTTGGTCGAATTCGTTAATGCTGAATTCAAATGTAGGATTCACCTGCGGAGGGCACACCATGCCTTTCGGAATAGGCGTAGCAGAAGCGATTTCGTCAAACACTTTAGAAGGGTCTTTGCGGCCTTGCTTGTGAATGATGTTGAGCAAGCAAGGAACGCCCAGCAGCTTCGTTACATCAAAGGCAGAGGCTTCCTCGTCTGTGAATGCCTTGCCTCTCCATGATGTCAGGAACGCACGGAGGTTGGCCTTCTCGTTCATGGACAGGGTGAACTCCTTGCTGATTACACAAGGCTGCTCTCCCTTCTCAGGATTGAACACCTTCAGTTCTGTGGGGAGTTCGAATGTGATGCGCACCTTGTGCACCACCTTCTTCTGCCCAAGGATTTCCTCTTCACGAGTGCCGAGGTCAATCATGGAGTAACAACGGGCGACATAATTGCCTGCCGGAATGGGGGAATAAGCGACACCATCGCCATTCCCAGAGGATTTTGCTATAATAGCCATAACTTGTGAAAATAATTGTTAAACATTTTGCTTTGCGGAGGCAAATGTAATAACGCCTGTTTGTATTTTCCAAATATAGAGGATAAATTATTGAAAAACAAACGCATACACACTTGCAAAATGGACAGAATTTCCGGCCTGTCCGTGCCGTAATTAAAGGCCATATTTCCAAGAATTGCCGCCATTTACGGAAATACTGAAAGTACCTTTAGTATAATTCCGAGTAGGGAAAACAGCAATGTACCGAAGCCTTCGCCCATTGCCTCAGCATCCCGCTTCTTGTAGGCTTCGTAAATGTGGCGTAAGGAGGCCGTGAATACACAAACGAGTATCAGGCCAATAAAGAACTGCGAGCTGTCTTTCATGCGTACACAAAGGATTGAATGCAGAAAATGATACAGGCAAGCAGCCACAGCAGCAAGTAAATGTAGCCCAGGCGGACATAGCCCTTGGCAAAGTTTACATGACTCCGCCAAATACAGAACAGGCCGGAGATGACGCATCCGAGCAGGATGAACAGGTCTAATAGTACACTCATTGTCTTGAAAGGAAATTGTCAGTGTCTCGTTGCGTTTCTTCCCTATCGTCTGTGTCTTCCCAAATCTTGTGCTGACATTCCTGAACGGCTTCAACAAGCGTTTCATGTCGTGCCCATTTGCCTTCGTGGCGTTCGTATGTGTCGAAGTCAGGAATTGTGAGGTAGAGATAGGTTCCCCACACAAGCCATCCGAAGCCTTCCACTTCGTGATAGGAATATGCGCTGTGGCATAGCCCCGTCCATTCGGACGGAGCGTTTCCCATGTAGAGCCTTATTGTGTCAAAGAACTCCTGTGCCGAGGGAGCCTCCCCATTCAGGGGCGTTTCCATAAGGCTGTCGTCTCCTGCCAGCAAAAACAGCCTCATTGCTTCTTTCCATTCTGTATTCATGGGCGTGTGTGTTTTGCGTATTCCTTAGCCCGTTTGAGGATTTCCCGCACTTGCTCATAGGCGGTGGTGGCTTTGCCTCTCAGGCGCTCATTGAGCCATTCTGCTTGCGTTAAAAACTCTTGGCCGTGTGTGGGCTTCCCCTGCCTCTTGCATAACTCCTGTATGGCTTGGAGGCGTTGTGCTGCTGTTGTCATAGAAATGTGTAGATGAGGGTTACTATTTTATACATATGAATTGTGGCCTTGCCGATTTTAACAATCAGCTTTTCCTCATCTTCGCTGATGAGTATCTCCTCCCCGTTGGGGAAGATGCTCAACTTGGCCTCTTTGATTTCGGCATATATTACCGGAAAACTTGTGAACTCATTTGCTGTTATGAGCCTGATGCCATAGCGTTGCTTGTAAAATTCGGGGATGCTTTCAAATGCCTCCCGAAATATCTCGTGTACGGTTTCTCTTTTCATTTTGCGACAAAATAAAATTGTGTTTTTAACTTCTCTAAAATCTCCTCTGAATACTCCACCAAAAGGGAGGAGGCAAAGTCGTCAGGATACTTCCTGTTCTCTCTCGCCAATTCCTTTATGGCATAGTTTATCAGCAGAATTTGCTGCCCCGTGAGCGTTACTTGATGTTCTTGTAATGTATTCATTTTGCTTTGTTGTTTTATATTTAACGGCCTTCTACAATTTCAAATAAGAATGGCATAAGATAATTCAGGTGCTGCTTCCATTCGGGAGCGTTCAAGTCCACAGGAACGGGCGTGAGGTCGTCTGGGTCGTCTGTGTACATTAGGGCAGACTCTACGCCTGCATCCTGAAGAACATTCTCCCACACATGATGTGTAGGCTCATTGCCTAAGTCCTCTCTTTTCCAATCAGCCCAATAGGTGATTTCCATTACTTGACCTCCCAGTTCCTCCGGAAAGTCAAAGGTGAATTCGTTGTCTCTCATTTTGTTTTTATTGTAAATAATGGCTCAGAAGAAAACGAGGCGTAGGCGTTCATTAATTCTAACGCCCTGTGTCCTGCGTGTAGTTCTATTTTAATATCTCCCACATAAATCAGGGGAGCATTCGTTCTGCACGGAATGCCGTGTGCTGTGGCAATGTCGTGAAGCCTTAATACAGCGTCTATTTTCCGAGGGAACACTTGTATGCCAAACAGAAGGCCGGAGGGCATAGCGTGAGGCGTGAAGCCCAGGGAGGCAATGTCTTCCTCCCTGTGTGGCTTAGTTGTTCGTTGTCTTATCAGAAGAATAGCTTTCATGTTATTTAAATTGTAAGCTAAGCCATTCTTCTATTGTCTCAAAGAACTCACCATCCCATTCGTGCCCCTCGTGTATTGCCTCGAATTCGTCTGTCAGTTCTACTGCGAGTTCGTATAAGCCTCCGTGCCCTTTCGCCTCGTGGCGTTGTGCTACAAGCCCTGTACGAGTATTGTCTGCCGTAAGTTCAATGGTGATGGCTTGCACCACCTCGTAGTGTGTCTCCTGCCATGAGGCAAAGCCGTTCGGGAAATGTTTCATATAACTCCGTCGCCTTAGTAGTTATATCGTTCCTTGTATTCCAGATGAACCTCAAACTCCTCTGAGCCGAATTCCTTCTGCTGAAAAACAACCGTGTACCTGCAGCTAACTAAGCAGCCGCAGCAATCGTGTTGGCATCCGCAGCGATAGGCATACCCGTTTGGGCTAACACCATACGGAGCGGATATGTCTTCGTTAATGGCATCAAAATGCCTCTTAATTGCCTCCGCTCTGGAAGGTGTAAGTCGGCCCTCCAGAATCGGATGCGTTGTCCGGTAGGTTCTAAAATCAAGGTCAGCCCAAAGGCCGACCCAAGAATATTTCTCATTCATCATGTTCGTTATTTTTTTATAGTTAAAGGATTTAAAATAGAGCCAAGCGTTCCGAAAAAGTCATCAAGAATGTCATCAGGAGCGGGGCGTGTTTCCCCGTATTGAAACGACACATTCTCTTTTGAGGTAGTCTGAATAACCACCTCGCCATCCATCAGGCGGCACAGCGTGTCGCAATCTTTGATTGTTTGGAAGGCTTCATCGTTCTTCCAATCGTCCGGCAGAGCGGACAGCGTGGCCTTGTACATTTCGAGAGCGGACACAAGTAGGTTGCGTTGCGCCTCCGGTAGAATCATTAGTTTTTCCATTTTGCTTAATTGTTTAAAGGTTAAAATAAATTGTTTTTCCGTTTGCATTCGTTCCACAGCGTTTGCAGGGCTGCCTTCTGTGTGTACAGCTTGCCTCTGCTATCTTCGTCTAAGTGCCTATCGTAGGCCAAAGAATTGTTAGTTATGCAAGTGTATTTCTTGCCCCTGTACTGAATGGTTACCTTCCAGTGCCCGTAGCTTGTAGTGCTTCGGACATCAATGCGTTCTAAAAATTGTTGCGTTGTCATTTTGTTTTGCTGTTTAAATGTTTGCGAAATAATTGTTTGAAAATGTTTTGCTAAATTGGTTTGTGATAGGCGGCCTAATTGCTACACAAGCGGCCTGATAGTTCCTTTGCTGCCATGCCTGCAAGGTAGTGGCCTGATAGGACAAGGGTAATGAGGCGTTGCCTGTTTGCGGCCTTTAGGTCAATGAGGCTAATAAGACCTGCTGAATTGAGAATGTTTTTTGCTTTCATATTTGCTTTGTATTTGGTTTTGCTGTAATGGTTGTAAAATGATGGAAGGGTAATTCCATTCTGTTGAATTGCTTCAGGGCTCCATCAACATTTTGCGCTACTATTTCGGAGCGGGACACGACAAATTCCTGCCCCTGTTTCGTCCGGATGTAAAGTTTGAACTCAAATGTTTTCATTTCGTTTTGCTGTTTATGTGTTAGTATTTCAATATTCTTTTAATCCTTTCACTGCCTACTTGGCAATCCTTTTCAGGCGTATCGAAATAATGCCTGTAAATGTCCGTTCCGATTTTGCGTATTTTGTAATTTGTAGTGCCGAATTGCATCCCTGCTTTTACAGGAATCTTTACGTCCGTGTAAAATTGCGTTTTTGTGCCTTCCATTTTTGCTTTGTTGTTTTTAGTTGTAAGAAATTGAAATTGTGTTGATGCGTGTTCCTTTGTACACGAAGGTTTCTGTATTCGTTACCTTTGCGCCAATTTCCCGTAAGTAGTTTACAAGGGCTTCGTAAGTGGTAAAGGATTTTCCGTTTGCTTTGAAGATTTCCTTTTTCATTTCGTTTTGTTGTTTAAATTGTTAGAATGCTATTACTGACTTGAAAATTTGGCAATCCTTGCCGTCCGCTGCAATTGCGTCCAAACTGGCTTTTGCGTTGATGAGGAGTTGAAGGTGTATGGTTAGTTCAATGCGCTCGCTTTGTTCTATCCAATCGCTTCTAAGGTCGCATTTTGCATCGGCAATTGCGCCTTCTAAAAATTCCCGTGCTGCTGTTAGTGTTTTCATTTTCGTTTTTGTTCGGCTTTCTTCACCCGTTCCCGTGTTTAATTGTTGGAGGCCGGAGGAATTTACGACAATTCCCAAAGTGCATATTTCCGGCCTGTTTTTTTAGTTGAAATAATTCTTACAAACTCTCCTGCTCAGCTCTCTTGCAGCCGCTTTCCTTATTGAAATAGCGTCCTTATACAATGGCGTTCCGTCCGGGCTTGCTTCTTCTCTAAAATCAGCCCACAATAAAGAAGCAACAACAAAACAAGCTGCCGGCCTGTATTCCGTCGGAAAATGCAGCCCTGTAATATATTGCAGCTTTCCATTTTCAAGCGTCAGGCGCCCACTATTTTTGGAAAGATAGGCTGTTAGCTTTTCCTCTAAATTATCAATCCTGCGGCCTGCAAGGTAGAGAAGCTCCTGAAAATCGTGCAAATCCTTTGTAATTTCTCGGCATTCCCCCCGGAAAGCCCTGATGCCGTTCGCATCCCTATAATCGGAGAAATAATTGTTTGCATCAATTCCAGAGCGCTGATAGGCAAATTTTTGAAGTTTTTCTAATGTTGTCATTTTAGTATTTATTTTAGAATGTTTCCGTACTTGGTAGAATTGTAAGAAGCTCAATGAAGTGTTTCTGCTCTCTTTGCTTTTCCGCTTCACAAAATTGGCTGAACGGGTACTTATTGCGCTGTATTTGCTCCAATACATTGCGGCTGAATGTTGCCAAGTGGCCGGAAAATATCCGGTTTTTGTGGCGCTTGTGGAAAGAAACGGGCTCAAGGTCAATGTATCCGGATCGTATGTATTCTCCGTCAATTATGACATATTCGAGGCCGGAACAGCGACCTAAAATGCCGCGACAAAATTCGTTTGCTTTCTCAAAACTGCTCAGAGTTCTGTAAGCGTTGGAGGATGTTTTTAAGATTATTTGCATAGCTTTTTTGTTTTGTTAGACTAAGACAGGGCAAGAAGCCCTGTTTCGGCCTTCCGGCCTCTTCAGTTAGTCAGGTAGAACTTCATCTGCCCAACTTTCCCAAACCGATAATCCTGATGTATCTAATTCCTTCGCCTTTACTCTTGCTTCATCTTCCGAATTTGCATCTACATTAAATTCAACTCTTTTTGTTTCGGGCTGGTCTAAATCAATATCTCTTGAAGGATTTACAACCAATAATAATGTTACTTCGAAATTTTTCGTTTTCATATTTTTTTCGTTTTTGTTTCTGCAAATGTGAAATAAATAATTGGAACGGAAAGCCCGTTTTCGACGAACGGAAATAAAATCGGGATGAATGGCAAAAAATAAGGGATGAGCGGATAGGAAATTCTGTTTTCTTTCGTGCGTGCGTGAACGGGAAAGGAACGAAAGGAAGGAAAGCGGGAAAGGAAGGAGGGAGGAAAGGAGGGAAGGCCATCCCTTTCCTTTCCGCCTTAATGGCTTTTCCGTTTCCGTCCTTCCGTCCTTCTGTTTCGTTTCCGTTTCCGTCCCTTCCTTCCGGCTTACAGCCGTTCCAATGGAAGGCGTTTTTAGTTTCCGTCCGTAGTGAGCACAGGAACGAACAGGAACGAACAGCATGACACAAGGAACGAAACAGAGGCACGGGGCTTAAGGGAAACGACTTTGGAACGAAACGGAAGGGAGGGGAGGGGAGGGGGGCCATCCCCATTACGTACTCTCACAGCTACTGGGGGGCACGGGGTGTTTTCCTTTCGCTCCTGTTCTTTCCTTTAGGAGGGGGTACATAGTGGAAAAATATTTCCATTACAATTCCATGCGAAATGTGCGTTCCTGATAGCTCAGAAGGCGTTTTTACGTCCCTTTTCGTTCAAGGTCGTTTCTGATGTATTATTCAATATATGTATCCAAAACGAGAATGCTTGTAACGTTATGAGAGAGTGTAAGTTACGCCACTTTTCAGAGGAAATAAATTTCCGCTTTTTTTCGTCCTTTTAAATGAATAATGGAAATAAATTGCCGTTTCGGTAAAATATTTCCTATTTTTGCTTTCATAATGGAAAGAGAAGGTAAAAAATTTCCACGCAGAATTTTACGTCCTGAGATAAAGGAAGAGAGCCTTGGTCGCAATCCCTTTGTCGCTTCCTTGGAGATACGTGTTCGTCCCATTCGCAGTGGGTATGTTGCCGATGAGGACATGATAATGGTGGAAAACTTTGTGGACATGGAAATGGACACATACGCCAAAGTGTTCGACAAGTCTGAGCAGCGGATGATAATGGCTGGCCTTTCGTTTCGAGCCCTACAAGTGTGGACATGGAGTGTGTACACGATAGAGAGCGGAAAGGATTATTTGTGGGTGAATGTAGTTCGTGTCATGGAGGAGTGCGGAATGAAGAGCATAAAGACGTTTAAGGCCGCTATAGCGGAATTGTGTCGTTATGGCTACATAGCCCCTTGTGTTGGCCACAAGAACGTCTATTGGATAAACCCCGCCATTGCCTTTAAAGGAAACAGGGCTAAGAAGTTCCCTGAGAATGTTGTACGTAAAAAAATAGAGGAATGACAGAGCAGGAGTATAGAAAGCTTCACGAGGCCCATATAAGACGCTTGAACACTTTGGATAGACAATACGCTTCTGACAGGCCGGATAGCCCTGAAGAGGCTGAATGGCTTGAGAAACGCATGAAGGAAGTGCTCTCTATGGAGCATAACGACACAAGTGAAAAAAATTTGCCATTTTAATTATATTTGCCCCCATTATGGCCATAAATTACGCCCTCTGTTCAAACAAGAAGTGCCACATGAAGGCACAATGTTTACGCCATTTCCTTTTCAAGAGCGACCTTAGAGCCCCTACAGACGAAGTGCAGGAGTTTTGGCCGTCCGAAGACGGGGAATGTCAGCATTTCCTTTCCTTTCTTTTTGATAAAGAGGACGAATTGGACAACACAGCAGAAGGAAACGAATAACGAATATGGGAAGCATTCTTACAGGCTATTTAGACAGCCTTCCTGAAGAAATAAAAAACCCCTTGGCCGAGTTTAAGAAGGACACGGAGAGGGCTAAACAGGAAAGCATTGAGCAAAATGTTAATTCTCCGAAGCATTACGGAGGAGAGGGGAACGTTTACGAGGTGATTAATGTAATAGAGGCACACGGAATGGGGCATGATTTCTGCCTTGGGAATTGCTTGAAGTACCTCCTGAGAGCGGGAAAGAAAACGGAATGCCCCTTGGAGGACTTAAAGAAAGCTCAATGGTATTTAAATAGACTAATAACGCAATGGGAGAACAAATGAGAACAAGGGAGGCGAGCGAAACGGCCATAAAACAACTTGAGAGGGAGGTGGCGTTCCTTGAAACGCAACAGACAGAGCTTATACGCAAGAAATGGGCCTTAGAGGACAAAATAAGAAAGCAACAAGAGCTTATTGAACGCTTCCAATTTGAGGGCCAGGAGGCTAAAAAGGGCCTTTCTGTGTGGAAAAAAGTGGCCTTAATGTTTGCTGTGCTGTGGGGCCTCGTGCTTTCCTTTTTCAATATTGACAGAAAATGAAAGGAATTCCGCTATATTTGCTGTTAGTTGAAAATTAAATTGAATTTAAGAATTCATTTTGCTTTGTCATAGCAAAAAAGGGAGAGGCCAATGGCTTCTCTTTTTATTTTATGCTTATATTTGTATTTCAATACATTAGAAATGACAAAATCAAGCGTTGCTCGTTCCTTTCGTGATAGATACGGAATGGAATTGCCGACAAAGAAATTAGCAAGGATGATGTACGAGGCCCATCCCCTTCTTTTTACGAATGTGGAGGATGCAAGAAGCGTTCTGCGCTACATTGAAGGAAAGAACGGAGAAAAGAACAGGGAATACATTAAAGACAAGGAGCATTACATATACGGGGCTCGCCCTCTCAATCCCTACAGCCTCCCGGCAAGCGACGAAAAAGAATACGTTCCACACGTTATAGAAGGGCCACAGCGAATTGCGGCCCTTTTTGATGTCCATGCCCCCTATCACAGCATAGAAGCGCTCACAGCGGCCTTAGAATGGCTACACGAGCAGGAGCCTACAATTCTCCTCATAGGAGGGGACTTCTTTGATTTCTATGGCCTGTCACGCTTTATGAAAAACCCTGATAAACGTTCTCCTGCCGAGGAAATAAGAATAGGCGTGGAATTGCTGAAGGCCCTGTACGTTGCCCTGAAGCCTAAGAACGTCATATTTAAAATGGGCAACCACGATGAACGCTTTGAGCACTTCCTGTGGCAGAAGATGGGGGAGATGAGCGGGCTTCAAGATTTGGAGGAACTGAAGGAAATCACGCTTGAGAACATTCTTCGTAAACGGCTCGGACATGAGATGATTCCTCTTGAATTCGTGGGGGACAAGCGCATCATTAAGGCAGGCAATTTGAACATAGCTCATGGCCACGAGTTTCCTTCGGGGATAAGTTCGCCAGTGAATATAGCCAGGGGGCTTTACATGAGGGCCAAGGCAGACGCTATATGTGGCCATCACCACAGGTCATCAAATCACGTAGAACAGGACATTAACGGGCACATGATTACAACGTGGTCTGTGGGCTGCCTGTGCGACCTTCACCCCCTCTATATGCCCATTAATTCATGGAATCACGGCGTAGCCCTCATTACGCTTGACGAGGAAGGAAACGTAGACGTTCAGAACAAGCGAATAAAGAACGGGAGGATTATGTAACTTTGCATTTAACAAACATTAAAAAATACAGACATGGCAGAGGATAATAAAAAACAAAAAAATGGAGACAATAAAACATATCATCCAAGGATGTTTCCAGCATTTAGCAACCCTGAATATCTTTTAGAAAAAGAAGGTTCTCTTGTAAAAAAACACAGCAAACCAGAAGCAACTGCGGATAGTTCTGGTTTTTTTGTGAAACAATATATAGACCTTAAAAAAGAAAGGAATGATATTAAAAGCGGCAAAAAAAAATTAACGCTTAATCAATTTATTGACCCAAATAATCCTTACAAAAACAGAGATTATACGGGAGAGTTAAGAGAAAAAATGCACGAAGCTGCGAATAATTATTGGAGGCAAAAAGATAAAATGAAAGAAGGCATTATATTCGACCATGACAAAGACGGCCACCTCATAAACCCCATATCCTCCAAGAAGGAAATAAAGCCAGCCGCTATTGTGACTCCCGTAAAACGGCCCTCTGAAGCCGTTATGAAAAAGCTAACAGGCAAGAAATAATGCCCAAACACACTCCCCTTCCGTTCCATTTCTATGTGAACGTCAATAACGCCTTCCTTGGCCCCGATATGCCACAGGGCGTTACGAAAGCTATATGGCACGGGGTGTATTGCCGGGAGTACCAAGTGCTTTCCTGCCACGTGTTCCTTGAGAGCGGGGCGCATTGGAGTGGGCTTCCAATTCAAGCATTGTCAGCCACAGAAGATTTCCGTCACGACAGCAACGTGCTGATGCCTTGGTGCGGAATGGGAGAGGAAATAGAGGCCATATATATGCCGTTCCTTGAGGGCTTAGAGGCAAGGCCAATGATTGACCCCGGCAATCCAAAAGGAAGGCACACAGGAATTATTATTGATTGGAAGGACGGCTACTCCCGCTATCCAGAGGAGCACAAGCCCCTCTCCCTCATTGCCCTTGAAACGGGACAGTTCGTTCTGTTCCCTAACAACTATGTGACGTATAAAGAAAAGCACTTTGTTAATGAGAAGGCAAAGGAGAACATGAAGCATTACAGGAGGGGAGAGGAAGTGTATTGGGAGAAATAACTAAATTTGCGTTATGGCAGACAAGAATTTCAAAGGAGGTCCAGGAGGCAGGCTCAAAGCAGCAGCGGCTAATTTTATAAAACCTACAACGCAGGATTCGCTGGACTTATATAATCAGGCCAAGGTTATAAATAAGTTTTATGGCTCAAACTCAAATTATCAAAAAGTAAGCGAAACTCCTTTTGATAAATATTTAAAGCAAAACAAAACAAGTTATAAGGACTTATTAACAGAACCAAGTGGTTCTTACGGAATTACTCTTTTATCAAGGCCATCAAATGTAAAAACTTTAAATCAAGAATTTGGTACAAAAACAACTTCAAAAGAACTTGAGAGTAAGTTTAAAAACAAAGGAGTTTTTAGTGCATATCCAAATTTATTTAGAGGTCACTATGATGTCTATACAAATCCTAATGTCCCACCAATCTATCTGCATCCTTCTATAAAACCACAATTCGTTACACAGTATGAGGCTGGGGTATATACGGATGTGGCAGATGTACCAAAATATGACCCAATTGCTATTAAGCCCGTTTCTATGCTCACGCCAAAAGAGCGTCAGTTAAGAGAGAAAAAATATGGGTCAATATCTCCCGTTCAAGTAATAAAACGCAAAGTTTCCGAGGAGGTAGAACCTCTCGCTCCTCGGCAATATCCCGCTCCAACATTCACTCCAGGCGAAATGATTGCTCCTGTAATGCGCCCTGTAAGCGTTCCTGAGCCAATGCCTATGAAAGAGCCTGTAATGGAAGAGGAGGTTGTTACGGAGCGTCCTATGAGTCGTAAGCCCCCAAGAGCCGTTATGCCACGGAGGGCAGGGGGATGGAGCAATCAGCCGTTGCTTATGAAGCTCTTCCCGAAACTTTACGAGAAATAATTTTGGAATTGTGAAATAAAGCTGCCTACCTTTGCAGAGCCGAAAGGCCGCTGGGTAGGAGCAGCGAGTTGTTAAGATATTACGCCCCTTTGTCCGCTGAGTAGAGACTCCTACCTCGAAAGGCGAACAAAGGGGTTTTTATTTTATGAAAAAATCAAATTTTAATCCAGTACAAATTCCTCAAGACTTATTAACAAATCCATTGGTTTCATTGTCTGCAAAAGGCTTATATGCCTTTTTACAAATTTTCAATGAAGATGGGCAAATGGATTTTGAATTTATGTGCAAATCGTACAATATTAATAAGGATGAGTTTGATAATTCTATGGATGAACTCATACATCATGGATATGTTTCCATTGAAACTCAATTTGGATTGCTTGTTTATGTCTTAAATGGAATTTAGATATGAATCACTCGTTTGATATTAGTTACGCAAAAAAGTATGGCGTTGATGAGGCCATAATGATTTCAAATTTTCAGTATTGGCTTAAAAAAAATTGGGCTAATGAAAAGCACAAGCACGATGGGCGAACTTGGACATATAATTCCATAGTTGCATTTGAGAAGTTGTTCCCTTATTGGACTGCCAAGCAAATTAGAAGGGTTCTTGATTCTCTTGTTTCGCAAGGCGTACTTATGAGAGGCGAGTACAACAAGAGTATTTATGATAGGACTTCGTGGTATGCTTTTGTAGAGGAATCGACATTTCTTTTTGGGAATCACGACTTGCCCATTTGGGCAAATCAAGATGACCAAAAGGGCGAACCTATACCAAATATAAACACAGATATAAACACAAATACAATAATCCCCCCTTTATCCCCCCAAGGGGAAACAGAAGGGGTAGATTTCAGAGGTTTGAAAGACGCTGTTCAATTATGGCTGAAGTACAAAGCAGAAAAGAAGCAGAAGTACAAATCCAATTCTTCTGTACAAGCCATGATAAACAAACTTTATACTCTTTCAAACGGAAGCGCAGAACTTGCTATACAAATCATAGAAGAGGCTATGTCTAACAACTATCAAGGATTCTTCGCCCTAAAAAACAAAAATAGGGACGGACACCATAATGTTCCGCCGGCGGCCCCGTCCCGCAAAATTCACGAATCATTTAATTTTAACAATACAAACAATGAAATTTGAAAATGAAGACTTGGAAAAGCAGGTGCTTTCCGCAATGATGCTTTCTGACGAGGAAAGACTAACAGCCTTCTCCGCCCTTCCCACCTTAGAAATTTTCCAAATAGCCAAAAACAGAATTATTGCCGAAGGCATACAAGCCTTGCAGGAGGCCGGAGAATCTGTTAGCTTGGAAACCGTAGCCGACACCTTGAAGAAATCAGGACTGATGAAGGAGGCGGGCGGTGTAGCCCATCTCGCTAATGTTTTCTCAAGCCTTAAAAAGCCGGGCTATGTAGAAGTTCACTGCCGCATTCTGATTGAGCACTACCTTCGGACTAAAGCCCACCTCATAGCTACAGACCTTCTTGCTAAAACAAATAGCGACACGGGAGACATCTTCGACATCCTAAACAAAATCCAAGTGAGCACTGATGCGCTCCTTGCCCAAACAATAAGCAAATCTGACGATAACTTTCATGAGCAACTTGAAGAATCCGCAGCAATGTGGATGAATAAGGCTTCTGGGGAGATAGCAGGATATAGAACGGGCGTGGAAAGCCTTGATAGGCTATGTGGCGGCCTTACGAATTCAGAACTCACCATTGTGGGAGCAAGGCCGGGACAGGGCAAGACGGCACTTGTCGTGAGCTTGATGCGTAACCTTGCCAAGCAAGGGATAGGGTGTGGCCTATTCAGTTTGGAAATGTCCAAGCACGAAGTGGTGCAAAGGCTCGCAAGTCAGGAGTCGGGAATATTTGCCTATAAAATGAAGCAGGGAGAAATGTCTAATTACGACAAATCAAACCTGATGGATGCCGTTCATAGGATGAAAAGCTGGAACATAAAAATCAGCGATGAGGGGTATTTAAACATGAATAAGATACGGGCTAAGGCTACAATGTGGAGGAACAAGTTTAACATTAAAGTGATTTTCGTGGACTACATTGGCCTCATCAACAGCAATAACCCAAAGGAAACAAACAGGGTGAATGTAGTGGGCGAAATCAGTAGGGGCTTGAAACTGCTTGCAAGAGAACTTGACGTTCCTGTTGTTGCCCTAAGTCAGCTTTCCCGAAAGGTGGAAGAGCGAAATGACAAGATGCCGATAATGTCTGACCTTCGGGAGTCGGGGTCTGTCGAGCAAGATGCTGACGTGATATGGATGATGTTTCGTCCTGAAACGTATGATGAGAATGGGACATTCAAGATGGGCACGGTGGAAATTCCCAACAAGGGACTTTGCATCATAGACCAAGTTAAGATGCGTTCGGGCTCTACAGGAATCGTTCCTTTGCAATTCGATGGCCCCTTAATGCGAATCAAGGAATATACGCAGCAAGAAGACAAGCATTCGCATGATGGCCATCCATTCTAATACCTCCGCTCAACGCAAATGGGACATAGTGGAAACCTTCTGCTATGCCTACATCTGCCAACCACCCCAGGAGTACTGGGGAGACGATGAGTTCATGGCGGAACGTGATTTTCTCCTAAACGCCATAGGAAATAACGTACACGTTACGAACTGGAAGCAAGTATTCAAGGAATATTCCGAAATGAGGCCGATAACATTGAGCATAAAACACGCAAAGGAATTTTATGAAGCGGAAGTCCAAAATGAAGAAACAGAGGCTTACAGAGCGATTAAAAGCTATTTTGTAAGAACGGACAGACAGAGGGAAATTATACGCAATACTCCGGGGTGTAGCATTTCTTACATAACGCTCTATTTGAGAGAAGGGGAGCAATACAGAAACCCCACGGAGTCGTGGGCAATTGAAACGAAGAAAACTAAAACAAAAGCAAAATGATAGACTTAGTAATCAATTTCGACAAAGAGGAGGACAAGAAGAAGTTGTTCTCCATTATGAAAGTGCTGAAAGGCGAACACGCTGTAGCCATTAAAAAGAAACGAGCGCAGCGTTCCACACAACAATCAAAATACTACTGGGGAGTTGTAATCACTTATTTGTCAGAAGATTTGGGATATACGAAGGAGGAAGTGCATCAGCTCATGGGTAGGATGTTTCTCAAATACGTTAAAAGCGTATCTGACGGAAGGGAGGAAGTATTTGTTCGCTCCACCACTTCTCTCGATTCGGCAGAGATGACCATTTATATCGAATCAATTCGCACCTTTGCATTATCCGACCTTGGAATTTACATCCCAGACCCCTCGGAGATTATATATGAAAAGTAAAAGAAAGCCAAGAAAGGCCGTAACGCCCCGTGTTGAACGGACGAGAAACGGCGGGAGCGAAACTCATTCGCAGCACATGGGAAAAATACGCTCTGCTCTGCGAAACATTTCCCGTTGGTGGAAACCTTTTGCCATAGCCCTAAAGAACGCCTCTCACACCTCCTATGTCGGCAAGGCGAAACGGGTGCTATATTTATGTGCCTGTTGTAATAAGCTGCACGGAAGGAAGAACGTAGAAGTGAACCACATAATTCCACTTGGAAGCCTAAAGTCTTATGCGGACCTCCCAGGCTTCTGTGAAAGGCTTTTCGTGGAGGACATTAGCCATCTTGAGGTGCTGTGCAAGGAATGTCATAAGGAGGAAACGGCACGGCAACGGGAGGAGCGGAAGGCTGCGGAGTAAAAATATTTTGTAATTATTTCACAATGGGTTTATATTTGATGCGTTTGCCAAATTTAAAACCTATGGCGCACAAGACAACGGCAAACCAGAACAATTGCCGTAGAATTAATATAGTCAGATAGCTTAATGGTTAAAGCCCTGGGATGACCCGGAAGATTGCAGGTTCAATTCCTGCTCTGACTACTAAGACACCTCGTTGCCATTAACGATGTGTCGCAAAAGTTGGCTATAATTGCGACAAGACACTCACGAATTGTATGGCTAAAATGACAAAATGTTATGGCGGTGACTGCCCCTTAAAGCCCACTTGCCATCGCTACACAAAATCCCAAAGCACAGACTTTCAACCTTATTTTGGATGGCCTCCATTTACTTTTGTTGATGGAGAAGTATCTTGTGAAATGTATTGGGGGGATGGGCAGCAAAAGCTGAAAGACCTCCTCATGTCTATTAACATTGAAAAGGAAAAATAAGCCTTTTGTTTTGTTTGTGAAAATAAGAGCGTACATTTGCGCTCTGTATGGAAAAGCAAATAAAACACGTAGAAGAATTTTATAGGGCTTACAACATCCCCATTCCAGAGGGAATGCGTTTCCTCCACAAGGAGAGAGCCCTGCTCCGTCACAAGCTCATTCAAGAAGAAGTGGGGGAGTTGCTTGATGCCTCCATGTCCTCACAAGGAACGCTTGTGGATGTAGCAGATGCAATTGCAGATTGTTTTTACATCCTCATAGGAACGGCATTAGAATATGGCATTGCCGACAAACTCCCCGCCCTGTTTGACGAAGTTCATGCCAGCAACATGAGCAAACTTGGAGAGGACGGAAAGCCCATTTACAGGGAGGACGGAAAGGTGATGAAAGGACCGAATTACAAAAAACCAAATTTAAAATCTATAGTATATGGCGAGTAAAAATGCCCCAAAGGTGACAATGATTGAAACACGTGTCCTTATCCTTCCCGACAAGGCTGCTGACTTTTATGACGAAAAGGGAACTCTTATAATTCCCGATTCCGCAAAAGAATCCCCTCCACAGGGCGAAGTGATTGCCATTGGCGAAAAGGTGGAAGTGGTGAAAGTGGGCGACAAGGTGTTGTACACAAAGGGAGCCGGAACGAGGGCTGAGTTTAACAGAGCTGAATACCTCATCATGCGGGAATACGAAATCCACTGCATTCTGTAATGGCATTTGTCGCTAAATATACGGACAGCATAAAGCCCATCAGGGAGTACCTGGTGGAGATAGACGGCATTTATCGGGAAACTATTGAATACGGAACGCTTCTCCTCCATAGACCATCGAGTATATATAACGAAACAGGCGGCTTGTGTGAGGAGGGCGTTGTTGTTAAGGCTCCTTTGAAGGATGGCTTTGAGGAGGACATCGTAGGAAAGCGTGTTAAGTTTTGGTTCTCCGAAGCCCATGCCACATACAAGGGCAATATGCCGAAAATAGACGGACATCTTATGGTGGCCCCTAAAAGCATTATAAGCGTTGAAGACCGTGAGGTGGGCGACCACATCCTCTGTAAGCCCATAGAAACAGCACGGAGCGCATCGGGTCTTATTATTCCCAATATAGAACTTATAAGCTACGACACGCTTCAGAAGCCCGTAGAAAACATCAGGGAATATTATACAGACAAAGGAACTGTTCAGGGAAAGAACGACCACTTCCCCGCAGGAACGCCATTGTTCTGGGGAGATGAAAGCAATGTCCGTGTAGGCTATAACGGATGTTTCCTTGTCAGAAAGAGAATGGTGATGGCAAGCGGAGAGGATGCGGCCAAGCTGGTTTACGTTAAGAAGAAGGTGAGGAAAGCGTAATGGCTAAGAGCAAAATAGAAGTGCCTCTGTTTGAGGAGAAGAGGCATCGTGGAAGGCCAATCAAATACGACTTCTCTCCCTTCAAAAAGGAAAGCACCAAGTACCTTGTTATTCCCAATGTCGGCCATCAAGAATATGACTCCCTGCGTTCCACATTTGCAAGATGGCGTAAGATAGAAGGCATAAAGGGGCGATTCAATTATGACTTCCTGAAAACAGATATAGCTATATGGAGAGCCTGAATGAAAAATATTTCATCTCATACACGAAACATAGGAGAGGAAGAATGCGCTTCTATCAGTTTGATTCCTTTTTTCGTTTTGGCATTCAATTCTACCCTTATGCGTCCATTCAAGAACTAAGCAGGTCATGGAGAATAACAAGAAAGCTATTAAAGACACGCTCAAGGCCAAAGGCGCTTCGGGGGATGCAGAACGAGAAGGAGGGAGTGTTTGTGTTCCGAACGCCAAGGATTTATGGAGAAGAGTTTTTAACAAAAATCTTAGGTGCTACGAAGTTTACGTCAGAAAGTCCAACATACTTGTAGCTACGGGCATCGGCAACACGGGGGATAGTTTCCTCATTGGTGCGCTTCCTGCTATAATGACAACATTCATACAAATAGTTAAACAAATAGAAGATGGCGAAGTCAGCGAAGAAACATACAGAAACGCCCTCGGCCTCATTCATGGATTCAAGCAAAATATCAGAAAAGGAGAAAATGTGGATAGAGGCGGTTTATTCGGACTCAATTCCATTGAGCTTGACTTGGAAGGGCAGGGTGGAGGAAGTTACAAGGAGGCTCGGCTATACGATTAGCGACAATACACTACGGCTTGGGTCGCAGCTATTTTTCATTCACAACATCAAGGCGGAGGCGTATTGGAGCATGGTGATGATGTATCACAATGTATGCGATTCTATACGCACCCCCGAAGCATCAGGGGAGGGCAAGGCATCCAACGAGAACTCTTCTTATAAGGTGAAGATAGAGAACAGCCTGAAGCTAAAGCCCGTCATGGACGAAATTAAAAGATTGGCAGAGGATTTGTTTAAGAAGAACGAAGTGGCCGAGGCCGACTTCAATGCTGGCAAATTGGAAAGTGACTTCGGAGAGGGAGCGTTAGAGGCTGCACTAAGAGAGGTGAACAATGGGAATGAAGGTGACAATATCCCGGCCAAAAAAAGAAAAGCGGCCAAGGAAGCCTAAGCGGGAGGAATACATTTTCCGTAGCCGTACACTATGGGAAGTTCCTTTAGGTCACTTGTTTGTAATAGAGAAAAAGCATTTCGTTTCCTATACATACATTGAGTTTAAGAAGTACCTCCGCAGAATGTTTAGAAAGTGCTTCACGCTCTTTGCCGAAACAAAAACAACATGGATAGTTAAGAGAGTAAAATATGCCCCAGAAGAAACCCAAGAAGATGATTCACCTCGCAGAAGGTACTACTATCTACCTAAAAGGGCATCAGGTAATAGTGCGTTATGAGGTGGAGCGAATTGACGAGAACGGCCATTGCTATTTCGTTCAGAACGGAGAAGTGAAAAAACACTTCGTCTATCCCGCTACAATGTATGCTCTTGGAGAGCCATTGTTTAGGTATGGACTTCGTGCCTTTCCTCCCTCCACGCTCCTTGAACGAGATTGGGAAGCCTTTGAATCACGAAAGAAACTAATGGGCTTATTCAAGAGGTTTGACAAAATCGGCAGGCGCATTCCCAACTTGCAGAGCAGCAAGAAAATGCTAAATTGCATAAACATAATAGATGAGTTTATAGGAAAGATGCAGGAGGCAATGCGGAAGCAAAAATGAAACTATCGGAAACACAGAGAATAGAGAAGGGAAAACTCATTGAGCGCATTTGGGCGCTTGAATGCGTTACGCCCCCTATTCCCGAAGACCTTACGATTGTTCCGGGCTACGGCAATCCCAAGGCTAAGTTTCAAAGAACGCCCATCCCCGAATACATGGCCATCGAAAAGAGCCAAATCCAAACGGACGGCTCAATTCGTTACACGCCCCTACAGCAGCAATTCATTCGGGAGGAAGTGAAGAAGATATTCCATTCAGGGCAATGGGTGTACATCAGAGGGAACTTGACATGGCTCACGCCTTGGATGTATTTCGGCCTTAACTATTGGAAGCCTTCTGTAGAAACCAATGATGGCTTCCTTGAATACCGTGACCGCCAAAGAAAAATCCTTCATTTCTGTTGGAACATCCATCAGCACCACAAAGAACTTGGTGTCATATATCTGAAAGGCCGTCAGGAAGGTTTGTCCACATGGGGCCATCTAATAATGTTTTGGCTTGCCATTCGTGCTGAACGGCAGAACATAGGACTTTCATCCTCGGACCAAAAGCTCGCTGACGAGAACTTTGACGAGCTGATAAGTAAGCCCGTAAATGCCCTACCTCTGTGGCTTATTCCTGTTCACAGAATGAACAAGAACGAACTCTTGCTCGTTGAACCGCCGGAACGCCAATCGAAAACTAAGAAAACTGCCAGCGTTTCCAAGGCTCTCGGAGGGTCAATAAGACTTCGTGCTTTGACAAAACGAGGATGGGATGGTAAGCGTTTGAATGGCCTCTTTGCTGATGAAGGCGGTAAGTGGGTGCAGGTGCAAATCAGTAAGTGGTGGAGTAAGCAGGTGAGGGCCCTGATGGTGAATGGCCGTAAGAGGGGCTTTGCGTTCTTCCCGACAACAACGGAAGAGGGCGACCAAGGAGGAGCAGAGTTTCAGCGCTTCTATTCCCAAGCCGACATTGACACAAGGCAGAATGGCAAATACCCCACCACGACAAACAAACTCGTAAACCTTTTTCTTCCCGCCTACATGGGATTGCCTGGATGGACCGATGCCTACGGCAACGACATCGTGGACACTCCTGATGATGAGCAGTGGGAGTGGATGCAGAGAAACGGACACGATGAACGAATAGGGGCGAAGGAGAAACTGATGCGTGACCGCCAGCAGCTCCTTGACGCAGGGCTTGACGACTTGTACGCAGAGGAAATGAGGCAGAATCCCTTTACGCCTTCTGATGCGTTCAATAGCCTTAATGAGCATTGTCCGTTTGATGTCACAATTCTACAAGCCCTCAAACGCACGGCAGACACGCAGGAGGTGCAAGGAAGAATCAGGAAGGGATATTTCTATTGGCTTGACGTAAGGGAGCGTAGCATCGTTGGATGGAAAGAAGATGCCAATGGGCCTTTTGAAAGGACATGGGAGCCGCCTCCGAATTTGATAAACAAAACGCATACAAGGAGGGGCGTAAAGGCTCCGGCCAACGGCAAACTTGGGGCATTCGGAGTGGACCCCTATTTAAAGGCCAGCACTAAAAAGAAAGGCTCCAAGATGGCTGTAACAGGAAAGCTGTATTACAATCGTTACCACGAAGAGCAGAACAAGAAGGAGCGTGACACGACGGGCCGTGATATGCCAGGCTATTTCCCTACGCCTGCTATATTCCTTTCCTTTGCCAACAGGAGTGCGGATAGCCATTACGACATGGAGCAGCTTCTGATGGCCGCCGTTTATTATTCCATGCCTATAGTGATAGAGAATAACGCCTCCATTGCTGTGGAGAACTTCTTTAACTCACGAGGCTACGGAGGCTTCTTGCTGCGTGAGGCTGAAATCTTGAACGAAACTTCTCCTACACAAATTCAATGGGAAACGACAGGAATACACACAGGCGTTGAAGGGGCGGGGAGTGATGTTGTGAGAAGAGGGGCAACGTATTTTAATGATTTCCTAAGAGGGGATGGACTGTTCTTGAGTGAGCATACATATAAGATAGCGGAGGAGCCGATACGCTATCCGTTCCTTACAAGTATAAACGACAATATGCAGTTTGACATAACAGACAGAACAAAGAGCGATGCCACCATGTCGGCCATTATGGTGCACTTCTATGAGTTCAATACGAATGAATACGACAATCCTCTTGCCTACAGTAGTGCGCCACAGAGCGATGTCAGAAGGCTATTTCCGAGGGGAACGTTCTTGAGGAAAGTGAGGGTTTGAAATTTTTTTTAGGAATAGTCGAAGATTTTGTAATTTTGGGCTTCACTTAAAAATATTTTCTCAATGGCATTACTTCGTTTGCATACAACAACAAATCCTTCTACAGGAACATCTGTAGTGGGCGGCTCTGCATTATTTGTTTATAACACAGACCAAATCAATTGGCTCACTTTGGCTTCCAAAACCGGAACCACTGCGTCAAGCACTTTTGACTATCAGCTTACTGGCGGTGGCATCGGGAAAGCTGCTGTTAAAGGAACTGTAGCGAGCATTCAGACAGCAGCAGGCGCTAATACTGTTGTAGCCTAATAAGCAAAGCTATTGAGACAAGAAGGCCGCCCTTTACGAGAGGGCGGCTATTTGTGTTTTATTTGACATCCTTGAAATATCCTTCATAGTGTTCAATTCCCATGCAATCGTGGGTTGAATAGTCGTGAATGACACGATAGTTTTCCTCGTTGCCATCATGTCCTTTGCTTAGCGTCCACTCTGATTCGTGAGGGATGTGATAGCAAATATTATAGGGTAACTTGTTCCCGATTTTATCCGCCCAAAAGTTATCCCATGCAACACGTCCAAGAAGTAATGGAGCTTGAAGAAGTGATGGAATGCACTTGGCATTAGGGCGGAATGCAAACAAATCCATCCCCTCGTATTCAGGCATATTCTTAATGTCATTAAAGCTAAGAAGGCCATCTGTGGCTACATCCACACGTTTAGCATAGCAAGCATCAAGATTGTGCGTGTCCATGTGCGCCCTGATTATTCCCGTGGCTTCAGGAACAAGGCAAATATCCCGATTCATTATAATAAGAATGTCGTCAGGATGGGAGAAGCATGAAACCCCATCGGAAAGCATATCGTTCACTTTTGGCCACTCATCTGAGGAGTGAAGAAGAATCGAGGCGTGAATGTCAAAATTACATAGCCTACTCCAAGAATAGGACGCAAGCCCATATCGCCCCATTGTGTGTGTTTCTTGTGTTTGATATTCATTCACAAGAATATATGTGGTGGCCCTGTTTAAGTCATAGTGCTGCCTTACAGAGGTGTTCTTGGCTATGCAGGCAATCATCTGGGAGGCATCGTGTCCTATCATTTCCTGACAGAATATACCAATGGTGGAGGGCTTAGGCGTAGCCTGCACCCACGGATGGCTTCTTGCTATCAGAATGTGAGGCTTTTCGCATAGGTGATATTGCAGGCTATCGTTGAGGACGTATAGCGTGTCCTCTTGGTTCATGTCCTCTTGTAACTTCTTGAAGCCATTAGTGTGCGGCTTGTACACCTCAAACGGAATGCCTAAAGAGGAAAGGGCGTAACGAGTGTTTATTAGGATGTTCTTATCCGTGATTTTGCTTGAGCTGCCATCAAGAGCAATGATGGCTTTTTTAAAGATTTGCATAATGTTCTTGAAATGCTTGGAAACTTCTGAATGGTAGAACGAGTTTGGGGTCTTGTCCGTCTTGTTGGCAAATGGTTACTTTTCTGTTTGGGTATTTTGTCTTTGCTACTGTTGCGGCCCTAACAGGGTTCCTTGCAAAGTCATTCCCAAGCTCAAACACCTCATGCTGTGGAAACAAGTCGTAAACGATTTGAGCAAATTGGCTCATACAGCAAATGATGGAGGGCTGTTTTAGTTGCTTGCACACCATGTAAATATCCCCGAAGCGCCCAAGAATGACATATACAGGCCATTCTTCGTTAAGTTGAGGAACGCTGTACTCCCAATATTCTATTTGCCCATCAGGGTCTATTAACCCAGAAGCCACAAGCCCAGGCCACGCCCTACCTCTATGCGTTCCTCCGTATTCGCCACAATTGTAAGCACGAGAAATAGAGGGAAGAACTTCCACTCTTTCTCCCAAATGACTGCTTACAATTACATCCCAAGAAGTGTCGTGAGAGTCGTCTCCTGTCGTCCATGTGTCAAACATTTCCTCCCAACGGTCTTTCCAAGTTCCCCACCCCCAACAAGTGAAATAGTTTTGACGCATCACCTTGCCGTGTTCATTTTCTGTAAGCGGAGTGCCAAGCGTATATCCCTTGTCGTGCCCCCAAAGGCCAATGGTGCGAACAGAATAGTCGTCCTTGTATTTCTCTGCCGCCCATTCAATGTACATAAGGGCATCGTCAGAGATTATAATATCGTCCTCAATCATAAGAACAAAATCGGGATTGTCTTGCCAAGCAAACTCTAAAGCCTCTTTTACATTGTAATTACAACCCCGCTTCTTTGTTGCCATAGATAGGGAGTATGGAGCGTAAAGGGCAAACACTTCATCATTTATCTTCCCATTTTCATCGCAATCTATGGCGCAAAAAATATTATACTTTTCTGGAGAATATCCTTTTGCTCCCAAAATAGCAGCAAGAGACCTTCGTGAATATTCGGGCCTGTTGTAGGCCGAAATGGCAATGTTTATTTTCATAGTATGTCTTTTCTCACCCAAATTGAATACCCATTCCGCAAAGTGAGATTGCAGAATAGGCATTCGTAGTTATTGTTGCTTCTTAACGCTTGATGCGAATGATAGTGCTTAATATCAAGAATGTCATCAAGAATAATAATTTTAGCCCCATCAATTTTTAAGTATTCGGCATATCCGCAAAACGGAGACCCATCAAGAAGCGCCATGTCGGGCTCTATTCCTTCCATTACTCCCGTTGGAATACCCCATTTATCAATTAAAGACAGTTCGTCTCGATACCAAGACAAAACAGTATCTAATGAATATTCATTAAGTTGCGTTGGGGTGAGCTTATAAAAAAGCTCCACAGACCCCTTTGACATATATTCTTCAACAGGAACAGAAGAGCCATTTATTGGCTTCACCCAATCAAGGTTCTTGTATCTTTCTGATAAACTTTCAAATCTTGCCGGACTTGCCTCAATAGTGTAAAGCACTTTATCCTGTAGTACGGACATTCCTGATACAATAGCTTCTGTACTCCCATCCCCACTTGAAGCTCCCACCTCAAACACCGTTTTTATTTCCGAAGAAAACATAAGAATGGTGGCAACAATCCTGTCGTAAAGCTCATCGTTTTTTATTTCGGCAGGGATTAATACTGAATTATTCATGCCCCAAATGTAAAACAATTCCGTACAATTTCCGCTCTGCACAAAACATTCCTAAATTGTTAATAGGAAAAATATGTTGTAAATTGCGCCTATTATGCTTGAGCGTCTTATCAACACCGTTCTCACCTACCTCAATGCAGCGGGATATTACAAGAGCGCAGAGGAGATACAGAACGCCATCAATATTGCCCAACTCGACCTCTACAAACGTCTGCGGGGAAACATGGCTCAATACGTTCCTGGCAGGCCACTTGCCGCCGTGAACATTGGACAAACGGCTGTTTCGACAGATGCCTTGTGGGAGCTTTATTTGAGCATAGGACAGGACTTTAGCTCTGGCTTTGCCGAAATATCCACCGCAGCGAGTTTGTTTGGGAAAACCGCCGACATTGTTCTTTCCCTTGAGGTGGCCTATGACGGCAACACTGGAACTCTATACCCCGTAAACATTGTTCCTGATAATCAATTTTTGATGTTGAAGAACAACCCCGTTGTGCCTCCTGTTGAATCAAGGCCAATAGGAAGAATATATGACGACTTTAACGTTGAAGTATTTCCGTTTCCTTTTGCTAAGTGGAGAGGGAGAGTGCTTACGCTTCCAAGGCCCGTAGCCTTTACATTTGTGGACAATCAAGGTCCAATCCCTACAATTGTTGTAGCACAAGGCATTGATTGGACAGCAGACAAACTTGACAACCTTGTTTACGGAACCGTAGCAAACCTTGGCTTCAACCTTTCAAACGGCGTACTCGTGCAGAGCGGAAACTCCATGAACGAAAAGATTCTCTAAGATGGACTATAATTACATTGCCAACCAAATCGTCCTGATGTTCATGGCTGGAAGGCCAACAACGGAGGGCATTGACGTTCGTGAAGTGGAGGCTTGGGTGAGGGAGGCTCACGCTTCTATAGGCCGTCAGGAATACTTTGAAAACTACAAGGCCGAGAACCAATCATCTGTAAACGGAAATTGGCTCGTATCCTATCCCATTAACCTTGATTCCACTCCCGACCCCATAACGGGCTACTATGTGGCAAGGCTAACAGAAAACTACCTTCCGCTTCCCAAGAACAGAGGCGTAGTGAGGGTGTCGGTTGCTGACAAGGAATATAAGAGGAAGAAACAGATAGCTTTTATTTCTTTTGACAATTACGAAAACCTTCGTGGGGGAACGACAATGAAGTTTGCGGGGGAGTATTTCTATTCCCTTAACAACAATAACGTTTACATTCTGCCCGCCTGCAACAATCCCATAAAAGTGAAAACGATAACGGTGACGCAGGCAGTGGCTAACGAGGCCACACTTAATGACAGCCATGTAATGCTTATTGTAAGCCAAGTGATGCCTCTAATGATGCAACGGTTTGGTCGCAAGGCAGATATGGTGACAGATGCCAATCCCAATCAACAATAATAATTCATTATGACAGATACCGTTGATAGCATCGTAGGGCAGGTGATAGAAGACCTTGAGGTTCCTGTAACAAGGCAATATCCGTTTATGGGATGGGCGTTGGACTATGTTCGTTCCATGCAGAAGGACGTTCAGACAATGATTCCCGACAGAACGAAAACCATCTTCTACGAGTTTGACACCTATGGATATAATACGGCAAAACTGCCGGGCGACTATTACGACTATAATTCCATAGGAACACAAGTGGGGCGTTACATTAAAGGACTCTCCATGAACAACCGCCTAACAACGCATAAAAAGCAACCCGATATGTTTCCCTTGCTTAGTGGAAACGACACATCAAACATTTGGTATTGGGGAGGGCTATACGGCTACGGAATGCTATGGAGCGGAACAGGAAGCCCTGTTCAAGCCTTCGGAAACGGGAACGACTACGGAGACGTGATGATAGACTTAGATAATAAGGTGCTCGTCACTTCGCCAACGTTTCGCTATAAGAACGTCACGCTAACGTATTACACCACCTGCGTTACGCCCTCGGAGGACACTTGTATTCACCCTTGGTTCATTGAGGCCATGAAGAACTATCTGTATTACAAGTATTACTTCTTGAAAGGAGACGCAAGATGGCAGGCCAGTAAAATGGAATACGAGAATCTTTATTATTTTGCCCTTCAAAGCAAATACAGGATGAAAATTCCTACTATTGTGAAAATTGTTGAACGCACAAGAGGCTACAGGAACATATTATAAATATGGCACAGGAAACGGCAGGAACAATAGGCATTCCCGTTCTCAAGAACGAGCTACTCCCCTATTTAACAGACTACGCAAAACGCAGCGAAAGGGCTGAATTATATAAGCAGAAGGCACAGCAAAGGGCGGCAGAGCTTGCGGCCAAAAAGGCGGCAGAAGACGCTAAGTACGTCCCAAAGTTTGAAGCTGGGCTTGGGTCTGATATGTGGGAACACGTTGATAGGGCCAAGAACGAAGCCGATATTCAACAAGGGCTTGCATTGGCAAAAGACCAAACCGTTCCAAGGCAACAGGTGATGGCTGCTTCAAATGAGATAAACAGAAAGGTGAGCCAACGGTCAAACATAAGCAAGCAACTCAAAGAGAACACCCTAAAAACTGCCGAGGATTTAAAGAATAGATATAGAAAGGTGGGGCCTGAATATGCCTATCAATGGGCAAGACAGCAGCAGGACTACAAAAGCCCTGAAGAATTTGCCAAAGATGTTCGTTCTAACCCCGACCTTATTGATTTCGATGCTATAGGCAAGAAGGCAAAAGACTATCAGCAACAACAATATTCATACAGAGGGCCAGGTGCCGAAACAAGGCAAATAAACATAAGCCCATTGTTTGAATATAAAATGGAAATAGACCCTGTAGTGGGAACCGAAGTTCCTGTTGTAACGGGTATAAATGGCGTTGAAGCTCAAAAACTCATTGAAAGCGACCAAGACATGAAGGAGGCTTTTGACGTGTTTGTAAAAAATAGGGCCGAGCTAAATAAATCCAAAACGTACATAGACCCACAAACAGGCTCCCCAATAATGCTTCGGCCTGAAATAGCCGAACAAAAGGCAGCGGAAGAGTTTATGAACAATGCCTTCGGAAAGTATGGCAAAGTGAAATATGGCCAGTCATTCCAGATGCCGAGGAAGCCAACAGCGGCTCCGAAGCCTGAAGAAACTACACAAATAGTAGAAGCTCCAATTACAGCTACGGTTTATCAAAATGTTGTAAACCCGCAAAAAGGCCAACCAACACAAATGGTGGTGGATGTAAATCTTGGGGTGGGAGCAAATGTCACACTTCCAAAGAACAGAAAAGTACAAGTTGGGGCGAATAGAAAAGTATATGTTCTTGGAGGCGATGTTTCAAAGGCTGTTCAGGCAGGGATATTAAAGCCAAGCGGCCTCCCCGATGGCTCCTACATATTGAACTATGGCTTTGATGTACAGACATACCAAAAACCAAAATCTGTTTATAGGCTTACAAAAGACTATGATTTTGTGCAAAAGACGGGTGGTACAATACGATACAAGGCCGGAACTATTCTTGATATAAACAAGGTGAATTTGCTGAAAAAAGCGGGAGCAACAAATGCTTACACGCAGATTCAAAAGCCAATTCGTATTAGCCCCGGAACATATCAGGCTCGTATAGGGGAAGATGATGACGTTCAATATAAGGCCCCAATTATGAGGGGTCTTGACCTTATAATTTCCGAATCAGAAATTCCTGATTTAAAGAGTGCTGAAGAGTCTAAGCAAAAGGCAGTTTCATCGGGCGGCCCATTAGATTCTTGGTAATGTGAAATAAATAAGCAACATTTGCGGAAACGATATACAAGATGGCTGAAGTAATAAATGGCGAATCACCAAGGAAGCAGCTCTACAGGCTTTTGTTAAACGATAAAACCCCGGGAGTTGCTGACAAAATAAAGAGATATTCGTTTTCCCAATTTGAGAATAACCTCCTCAATAACGAAAACGCTCAGAAAGAACTTGGGTGGTACTTAGAAAGCAAGAAAATTGTTTCTGACCCTGTGGACTTTAGTGAGCGTTACCTTCAAATAGAAGCCCCTAAGCCCGCCCCCGCCCCCAAGGCCGCTCCTGTCGCCCCATTCCAACAGCCTGTTGAACCGATGGCTATGGAGGGCGTTCCTGTCGGCATTGCTGCTCCTAAGCCGACAAAAGCACCCGCTCCTTCCGTTACGGACTACGCAAGGGAAATGGCGTTTGAGCCACAAATTGAAGCCCCTGTTAAGCCAATAGGCGTAATGGCCCCACAGCCTATTCAAGAGCCAATTCCTTCTGTTACAGAAACGGCAAGGGAGATGGCATTTCAGCCTCCCGCAGCACCAAAGAAGCCAAAGGAAAAAGAACGTGGCTTCATGGAATGGACGGGGGATGTTTTCGGAACTATTTCGGCAGGAGGAGAAAGGATAGCCAAGAACATTCTTGCCGGAATTGGGCATTATGCACAAGCTCAAGCTGCCACAGACCCAATGGCTTCATTGTCTTACGAGAAAAGGCAGCAAATGCTTCAGGAGGCAGGACAGACAATGTACGACATTGCTGATGCGGCGCAGAAGGACTTTCAAAACGAAGTGGCTAAAAGAAACATTGAAACGAGTGTTCTTCAAGCCATTGATAAAAAGCAATACAAAAACATTCCCGAAGCTGTACTATACACCGTAGGGGATGCGGCAATGCAGATTATCCCTTCTGTTCTGACAATGGGCGGAAGTACATATTTACAAACACTCCCTACGGCCTATAAAGATGGTGTAGAGGCAATAGCAAAAGAGAAAGGCATATCCCCAGAGCAAGTGATTGCAAGCGGGGAAGACGCTATGGTGGTGGCTTCAATTTCTTCAGGATTTCAAAGCGCATTGGAGAATGTCGGTGCGGGACAAGTAAGTAAGGCCATAGCAAGTAAGGGAGCCTATAAGGCCGTTCGTGATTGGCTTCTTAAACAAAATGTAAACAAAAACCTTGCAAGAGGTGCTGCTCTGTTAGGAGTTGGTATAGGGGAGGGAACGACAGAATACTTTCAGGAGGGAGTGGGGCAAGCAGGCGTAATAGCCGCCAAGTCTCCAACGACAAAGGCATTCTTTGAAAGACTTCCAAAGGAATTATTCACTGCGGAAGCCGAAAAGCAAAGGCAGGAATCGTTTGTTGGCGGTCTTATAGGCGGTGGTGGCCTTGCGGGAGCAGGACGTGCCATAACAAAGGCGCTTGAAAAGCCTGCGAAACAGCCATCCATCACTCCCGAAGCCGAAGTAGCCCCCGAAGCCCCAATAGTTCCACCCGTAGCTACACCTGCCGCTCCCGAAGTTATTCCCGCTCAGGAGGACGAAGACTTAGCGGCCCTGAACGAACAGATTGCCGCAATAGAGGGCGCTCCTGTCGAGGAGGAAGTGGTAGCGGAGGAAGCTCCTGCCGCTTCTGTTGCTCCCTTAAATATTGACTTCTCAAAGAACGAAGGGCGTAATGTAAACTATCAGGGCGTACAAGGTCGAATCAAGATTGATTCAGATGGCGTTCCTTATGTGTTTACAAAGGATGGCGATGTAGTTTACATTGAAGGAGGACTATCAGGCCAAACTCCACAGCAATTAGGCGTACAGCCGCTTGCTGATGATGTAATAAGCGAAACAGATATAGAGGCCGTTCTTCAAGACGAGGGCGCTCCGTTAGACCAAGGGCAGTTAGAATACGACTTCGAAAACAATAGCATCACCCTTTACGGGAAGCCATTCACTTATGATGGCGTTGAGGTTAATTCAAAAGGCCAAACAACCGCCTTGAGGCTGAAGGATGCTAATGGGAAGACTAAGTATGTCCGTAATGAGGACACTATTTTAGAATTTGAAATTCAAAAAGAGCTATATGAAAAATCAAAAAGCAACAAGCCCCTCACAGTCGAGTCAGCCATCCAAGCAGCCGAGCAACTACAGGTTAGCCCTGTCGCCCGACCTAAACAAGTTCCTCGGCCAGTACAGCAAGAAAGACCAGTTGGAGATATTGCGGAATATGAAGTAGGCCCTGTTGAGGAAGAAATATTCACTGTCAATCCAGAAACCGAGCTTTTCCAAACCATTATAGACAACGGAGAACCAGTGGTTAGCCGTTACGATGCGGAAAAAAGAATAGGGGATGGAGAAAGGTTATTTGGATATAATGAACAAGATGAAGGATTGGTGGAGCTTTCGCTAAGTAATCTTGACGCATTCCCAATTGATACAATTATAGCCGTTAGGCCAGAGGCCATTGAAGCCGCTCCCGTAGAGGAAGCCCCCGTTGCTGCCGAGGAAGAATTGGTGGCGGCAGTTCCTGCTGCTCCTGCTCCGAAAGTGGAGAAGCCTCAGCCTAAGAAGGAGGGGGTGGAATTAAATAAAGAAAATAAAATATTACTAAATGGGAAGGAGATAGGAGAGGTTGAAGGACTGTATAAAGTAATTGATAACGAATATCAAATTTCCGGAATTAAAATTAATGATAAGTCATTAAGAGGCAAAGGATATGGCAAAGAGGCTTATAGGCAATTAATAAAAAAGTTGCAGGAGGAAGGTAAAATTTTGATTTCAGATGATTCCGCTTTATCAAAGGATGCAAAAAATATTTGGGAGTCTCTTGTAAAAAGCAGGGAAGCGAAAAAAACAAATACAGGATATGAATCAATATCCATCTCAAAAACAAAAGCAGAGCCTATATCAGGTAAGAGCGCAAAGGAAATGTCCCTTGATGAACTAAAGGCGGAGAGTTCTCTATTTGATGAAAAGATAAAGGCCGAAAAAGAAAGGCTTAATAAAATAGCTCCAAATAGGCAAGTATTGGGAGGGGCTGATATTGATAACCTCTCTCCAGAAGATGCCGCTCGTTCTGTTGAGGTGAATGACGAGATAGGCAGAAGGGAAAGAGTAAGCCAAGAAGAAGCGAAGAAGCGTGTTGCCGAAAAAAGGGAGCAGCGCAGAAAAGAACAAGAAGCCCCAAAGAGAAAGCAAATAGACAGGAAGAGTGTCGAATCCGCTCTTGGAGATGCAAAGGAGGAATACAGAAAATCCAAAGAAGCCTTTGATAAAAAGAGGGCTGAACTTGACAAATCCACAAAAGAAGATGTAACGGATATTTTTGGAGCAAGGAAAGCACAAGAAAAATCAGGAGGTCTTTTTGAAATGCCACGCATAAGCCCTGAACAAAGAGAAAAGGCGATACAGCCGTTCAGGGACAGAATGAATAAAGCAAAGGAGGAAGTTAATAGGCTTACCAAAATGCTTGAGGAAGGGGAAGAAGCTGGTAAAGAAATAGAATTTAAAAAAGAAATAGATGAAACCAAACAATTACCAAGAAGCCGTTCAGAAGTACGGGAAGAAGAAGGTGGACGAGTTCCTGAAAAGGGCGTACCGCCTTCAAAGCCAAAAAAGGCAAAAGCAGTCCGGAAGCCTGGGTTAATAGCCCAAGCTAAAATAATTGAAACACAAAACCCGGAAATACTTGCAATACAAGGGCTTATATCTTTAGGCCGCCTTCATCCAAAAGTAATAGAAAAAATATTTGGAGGGGGGAGAAGCAAGAATATACAAGGCGAAAGAAAGGCGAGGATAGGATATTTGGATAAGAAAAGCCCTCACATTTCCACCGATGGTATTGCCGAAAAAGTGGCAGTGTTTATGGCGGAGGCATTAAATATGGATGTCGCCGATGTGAATGAAAGATATAACGTAAGGGACTATGTAGAAGAGGCAATTAAAAAACACAATAGCTATGCCTCGATGGCCAAAGAAGTTATTGAGCTTGATGCGCAAGATAGAAATGCGGGGATAGATGAAGATGCGGCTTATGGCGAGTATCTAAGACAGCAAGAAGAACAGGCGGCCATACTGGGAGCAGAGTATAATCAAGACGTTGCTGATGAGGTTTGGGATGCTGCATTCAATCAAATGACAGAAGATGATTGGAAGGCATTAGACCAAATGAGGATAATGGACTATTTGGCCCAAATGGACGAAGTAGAGGTAAAGGCAGAGGAAACGAAACCATTAGAGGAGGATTATTTTAATGGGGATAAAATTGCCTACACAAATGAGGATGCCCCAAAAGGATTTCGTACTTTCATTTATCTTGATGGAATCAAAGCCGGAGAAACAGGACTTGTTAGAACAAAAGAAGCTCAGGCAGAAGATGTAAAAAAGAAGCAAGAAGAATTTAGAGAGCAACAAGAGGGCTTTAAGAGAATTCGTGAAAGCGGCTTGTCATCTCAGATGCCCAAATCACCCGAAACGAAGCCTGCCGAGGAAAGGAAGAAAGAGAGAGAAACCAAAGAGGTCATCTCTCAGCCTACAAAACCAAAAGGAGAGGGGGCTACAATCTTACCATCAATAGATGCCGACAAGGCCGAAGCTCAATTATATATTTCTCAAAAAAGAAATTACTATACACTTTGGTATAAGAGGAGACGTGTTAACACAACAAGAGGCAAGGAAGAATATACTTATTCATACAACTACCTAACTATACTATCTCAAAATCTTGAAGATGCGAGAACAAAGGCTCTTGACTATCTCAATAGTATTGCATCTGGTGAGTCTTTATCGGTTGCCTTTGAGGGTAAAAACATTCAGGATTTAAGGGGTGCTAAAACAATTGCCCTTCAAGAAAAAGTAATTAGTCCAGAAACCGAGACTATTGTAAAGTCCAAATCTCCGGATATAAAAACAAATTTTGGCATTGGGAAGTATTCTGGAATTACAATAGATGAATTACTTGATAAGGATATTGATTATGCCGAATGGTTTGTTAATAACTACACATCAAGAGGAGCCGACAAAACAAAAGCAATCATCAAGGGAGACCCAAGGTATCAAGAGTACCTTACTATAAAAAGGGATATACAAGACCTTGAAAGAGCAAGGATAGAGGCTTATGAAAAAAGGGAGGCGGAACGAAAAGAAGGCAAACAAGTCCCCGTTGCAACACTTGTAAGAGGAGAGGGAGGCAAAATAAAAGAGGTGGTAGAGGAGACTGAGGTTGCTAAAAAGAAAGTAGAAAAGAAAGAGAGGAGGCTTGTAAAAGACCAAATCACAGACATAATACCACCACAAACAAAGGCAGACGACAAGGTTGATGATGGCTTAAAGCCTCAAATGTTTAAAGCGCAAATTGACGGAGCAAACACCGCAATTGCGTCTATGGACAAGAATGGGGTTCTCTTAAATGGAGACGGAGCAGGCGTGGGGAAAACAAGGCAAATAATTGCTGTTGCAAAGTATTATGCCGACAAGGGAAAGCCCGTTGTTATCATTTCTGAAAATGCAGCCATTGGCAAACCTTGGGAAAGTGGTAAACAACCTATGCTTGGCGGCTCTATGGCAAAAGACAGCGAGGCGATGGGCGTTAATCTTACACTACTAACTGATGATAAAAAAGTTCAGTCTGGAGGAATATATGTAAGCACATACAATCGAATTCAAGATGCTGACGTTCCAAGTGGAGCAATAGTTATTTTTGATGAATCGCAAAATCTTGTAAACACATTTGGAAGAACTCCTGGTGGTGATGTGCAAGAAGAAAGGCAATGGGAGGCTAAATTTAGACCCATGCTTAAAAAAGCGGGAGCCGTTGCATATTATTCCGCAACACCAGCAGACAAGCCTCATCAACTTGCATACCTGTATAAAGTTCTTGGCTTTAATTCGCCTGAAGATTTCTTGTCAGAAATGATGAACAATGGCGCAATTATTAAGACAAAGAAATACGGAAAGCAAGAGGTAAAGTATTATGATGTTCCAGCAGGTAGAACCCAAAGAGCCAGATTATACAATTGGGTAAATAGCCTGATGGTTAAGGCTGGACAAGAGGGAAGATTTGTTAAAAGAGAAATTTCTTACGAAGGAACTGATGTGCAGTTTCACGATGTAAAAGGAACGGATGAGGGTAGAAATGAATACGCAAAAGAATTCAACAAGGTTTTAGATGATTTAAATGATGCAGAGATGATGGAGTATAGGCTTCTTGCGCCAAGCTCCTATATTCTTTACGCTGCGGAGCTTTCTAAAATAGGCGAGGCAGTAGGCATTGTTAAAAAACAACTTGCGCAAGGAAGGAAATCTATAATTTTTGTTTCCCGAATAAACCCTATGGAAATTAGGGGTAGAAGACAGCAAATGGCTGGCGAGTTTGGAGCCCCTGAAGTTATAGGTGAAATACCAAGCCCCGTTCCTATGCTTGAAGAAGCATTAAAAAAGGAGGGCATTAGTTTTGTTGGCTTGCATTCAAAAGCCAAGACAACATCCCAAAAAGCACAAAAGGCTTTTTCTGAAGATGCTGATGTTCTTATAGCATCATTAGAATCGGG